CAACAAGCAACATTACAAAATGCTGTACAAATGGCTACTATGGATATGCAAAATTTATCTAATGCTCAACAAAAAGCAGTAGGTAATGCACAAGCATTTTTACAAATGGATATGGCAAACTTAACTAATGCTCAACAATTAGAAGTTATTAATACACAAAATAGACAACAAGCTATGTTAAGTAATCAAGCTGCTACAAATGCTGCAGGACAATTTAATGCATCAAGTATAAATCAAACTAATCAATTTGTAAATAGTTTAGCAAGTACAATGAATTCACAGAATGCTGCACGAAATGATGCTATGAATCAATATAATACTACTGAAGCAAATAGAGTTGCAGCTTTAAATCAGAATAATCAATTAGAAGCTGATAGATTACAAGGAACTTTAAATAGTCAGATAGAACAATTTAATGCTCAATTAGCTTTTAATAGAGACCAATTTAATACACAAAATTCTAATTTGATTGAACAGTCAAATGTACAATGGAGAAGAAATTTAAATACTGCAAATACTGCAGGAATAAATGCTGTTAATCAAGCGAATGCTATGAACTCATTTAATTTAAGTAATCAAGGTTTATCTTTTTTATGGCAAGAAATGAGAGATGCTGCTAAATGGGAATATGATTCAGCTAATAATGAAGCAGATAGAAAAGCTAATATTGCAATTGCAGCATTAGGAAATGAATCAGTAGCAGACCAATCTAAAGCAGAATTTATTAAAAGCTTAGGTGAGTTTGCATTTAAAATTTGGGAAGCTAGTAAATAATGAATAAGAATCAAGATATATTAGATGCAATAAAATTATATAAAGAATATGATATTTATAAAAATTTATCAAAAAATGATATAGCTCAACATCTTATTCCTTCTATAGCTTTAAATCAATATAAAGTTTTTAGATATGATAATACTGGTGTTGCTTATGGTTTTACAAACTGGGCATTTTTAAATAAAGAAGTAGAAAATAAATTTAAACAAACAGGAGAATTAAGTAAATTTGATTGGGATAGTGGTAAAAATTGTTGGCATATAGATACAATTTCAACTGCGTTTAATAAATTAAAAGATATTTATAAATGGACAATTAATAATTTATCTAATCATTTAGAAGATGAACAATATATTAATTGGATAAGATTAAATAAACAAGGAACAAAAGTTAAAAGAATAAATAAAATGACATTAAAAGAAGGTAAAAGAAAATTTATAGGAAAGGCAGCATAATATGGGAAGTGTATTTAAACGAATAAAGAAAACATTTAAGAAAGTAACTAAACCTGTTAGTAAAATGGCAAAAGGAATTGCTAGAGGTATTGCTAAAGTTGGTAAAGCAGTTGCTAAAGGTGTTGCTAAAGTAAGTAATAAATTTGGACCATTAGGTTCTATTGCATTAGCTATTGCTATGCCTTATGCTATGCAAGGATTAGGAGCAGGATGGGCAAATATGTCAGCAAGTAAAGGTCCTTTTGGTACCTTCTTAAAAGCAGTTGGTAAAATGTCCTCAAATGGATTTAATAGAGCTACTGGTTTTATAAAAGATGGATTTAATGGTATTACAAAAAGAATGATGGATACTTTTTCTGCTGTTTCTAACAGAGCTAGTCAAAGTAATATTTGGAAAAGTATTTCTAATGGTGCAAAAAATTTATATAGAACAGCTAAAGAATTAACTCCAAAATTTAGAACAGGAAAAGCTGGTACTGTAGAAGTTTTTGGTGGACCAGCTAATCAATATAGTTCAATGATGAATACTGATTTAGTAGCCCAAGGATTAAAAGAAGGAACAATTCAAGCATCTCAATTAGGTACTAAACAAACATTAGGAAGTGCTGAAGGATGGTTTACTAAAGCAGGTAGTGTTGATTCAGATAAATTAGTAACTGAAACAATTAATAAAACATTTGAAAATAGTATTGGTCAATCATTAGATGCAAATACTAAAACATATTTAAATGATGTTTGGCAAGGTTCTTTAAATAATAAAACTGGTGCTAATAAATTTGATGCATGGGAAGCTATAAAAGATAATCCTGGAGTTAAGAAAACTTATGCTCACGATTTTTCAAAAGCTAGTGATGTTATGTACTCAACAGACTTTGTTAAAACTGGTGATTATGGTATGGGAACTCATGCAAAAGATGGTTATATTTTTAATGGTAATAAAACATTTGATAATCCAGTTGCTAAACATTCAAATGCTAAAAAATATTTAACTAAAAAGAAAATATCTTCAGTAGGAGCTGCTGCTATGGATAGTTTATTAAAACCTAAAGATATAATAACACCACATGATTATGATTGGATTGCTACACAAGGAGCTACATCTGATGATGGTTATGCTGCTCATACATCTTCAACAGATATTAGTGGTGCAACAGGTAGTTCTGATTACGCAAAAGTATTTGGTGATGCTGCTTGGCATAAATTAAAAGCATATCATAAGAATATGAATTACTTAGGAAGTATATAATGCCTTTTAAATCTGAAAAACAAAGAAAATATTTATGGGCAAATGAACCAAAGATTGCCAAAGAATGGACACAAAGATATGGTAGTCGTATTAAATATGAAAAAGGTGGTTGTGTTACAATTATGATAGCAACCCCAATGAAAAAACATAAGAAGAAAAAATAATGGCTGAAAAAATAAGAGAAAATCAATTTGATGAAGTTGGAGTAAATCCTTTTAATGCTCCTGTACCTGGAGAATCTTTAACAACTGCTTCGGATATGCCGAAAGCATGGGAAAGACCACCTCAATTTACAGATACAGAAGATGCTATGGAAGAAATTTACATGGAGCTTACAAGTCCTGATAATTTAATGCCTTTAATTGACATGATTGATGAAGGTATTCCATTAGACCAAATGGCTCAAGTTATTTTATATAGAGGATATACTCAAGGATTATACAATCCTGACTTAATGACTTTGTTAATTGAACCAACTCTTTATTTATTAATAGCAATTGCAGATTATGCAAAAATAAAAGATTATGTTTTATATGAAGGGGAAGAAGATGACCCTGAAGCACAGATTTATGGTGATGATGAAGTACCTATTAATATAGATGAAGATGAAGAAAAACCAGTTGAAGAAAAAGTTAAACCTAAAAAAGAAAGTTTAGGAGAAAGTCTTTTATCTAGAGTAGAATCAGAGTTACCTGAAAAAGTTAGAGAAGTTAAGGAGAAAGAATAATGTCATTAAGTACAGCATTTATGAATTTTACAACAGGTGTTCTTGAAGCAGATAAAAAGAATACTAAAGAGAATCTCCTTATTCGTGGAAAAGAATTAGACGCAAAAAGAGACCATATACTTGCTATGAAAGCAAAAAAATATGAACGAGATTTAGATAATTATGACAAAAATAAAGAGAAAATTGATTCATTAAATTCTCTTAAAGCTTCTTTTGCTAATAATGAAATTGATGCAGCAGCTTATGGTAAAGCTTATATCATGGCAACAAAAGGTGCTGCTGAAGTTAAAAATATAATGGGTACATTTACAACTCAAAAAGAAATAGATGATTATTTTGCAACAATAGGTAACTCAGACCCAATAAAAAATGATGCAGTATGGAAAGATTTTAAAACAGAAAGTGTTATTGAATCTAATTATTCTAACGCAGTTGAAGCAATTAATAATAAATATTCTAAAGCTTTAAAAGCAGCGAAGAATGATAGTTCATTAGTTAATTTTATTCTTGGTAAAAAGAATGAAGAAATATCAAACCTTGATGTTGATATTGAAAATGATAGAAAAGATATATCAACAATTGAACAATCAAATAATACAATTGCATCTACAGAAAAAAAAGAATTAAAGAAAATTCAATCTGATATTAGTCAAGTAGAAGCAACAGGATATACTATAACAAATGAACCTAAAAAATATGGGGTTCCTAAAAAATGGATAGAGGATTCTAAAATTGCAGAGCTTAGAAAAGATATTAAAAAAAATATAAATAATCTTGACAAAAATATGGTTAATACAACTTTAGATGTTTTGTCAAATCTAAATGTTCCTTTACCAAAACAATTTCTTACATATGATATGGGTAAGAAAGATGGTGCAATAACAGGAATAAAAGATAATGGAAAAATTGTTGTTGAAGATATTAAATTATTAACTGACCAAGCAACAAACTATATGACGAATGAATGGGTGTATAGCCAAGATACAAATGCATCTAATGTTTCTAATTATTTTAGTTCAGTTGAAGCAAATAAATTACTTACTTCAAGAGTAAGAGATTATTCAAGTGAAAATACAATTTCTCAACAGAAAAAAGGATTTTGGAGTGATAGAGAAAATGTAGTTGGATTCGTGCCTTTTTCTGTAGTAGGATTAAATAATGATTTTATTTATAAATACAATGACAAAGGTGAAGGAAGTGGAATTATTGTAGATGATGCTGATAGAAAAGATGTTGGTACAGCTTATTTTCTAGCATTAAAAGAAATAGCTCAAGAACAAGACCCTAACTTTAAAAAAACAAATGAATCTACAGCTATAAATAACTTACAAAATAAATTATTAAAATTAAAACCAAATCAAAAATCAGCTTTATTAACTCTTGTTAAAGAAAAGATGGTAACTAAACTTCAGTTAGACAGACCTACTGATGCGAAACCTGCTAACTTAGGTGATGATGGTGGTAGTATTGAAACTCGTGGTGATGAAGTGAAAGAAGGAAAATCTAATTCTGTTGTTAAAAAAGATATTGTTCTTAATACAATTCAAACTATTGAAAGAGGACCTAATAAACCAGAAAAAGTTATTTATTTAAAAACAAATGAACAACCAAATGGAGCAGAAGTTGTTATTAATACTATAGAATCTGCAGAAAATGCGTTAGTTTATGCAAAGAAAAATAATATGACAGAAGCAGTTGAACAATTAGAACCTTATGTAAAAAGTTTAACATCAGCAAGAGGAGACATTAATAAATATATTCCTACAGATATTACTTCTTCGGAAAGATTTGAAGGTGAGTCAGATATTTATAAAAATATGGAAGAGCCACCAACAGGACCAATTAAAAAAGGAGATGAATTTAAAAAATTTATGAAATGGTCTAGTAGAAATGTTAATAAATAATGTTATGAAAATATGGCTGAACAATTTACATCTTCACAAAATTTAAATATAATTTCAAATGAAGTTAATAAAAATCTTTTAACTACTACTCCTAATTTTACATCTTCAGAAAATTTAAATATAACTTCTCCTACTACTACTACTACTGAAATACAACCTTCAACATTCACATCTTCAGAAGGTTTAAATATAGTATCTCCTGCTACTACTACTACTACTCAATCAATCAATTTAGATACATCACAACCAACTAAACTTAAAACTGACCAATATACAAATTGGCAGAAGATACGATATGGTATTGATAAACAAAATACCTTTTTTGGAAATTTATATAGAGTTGCAAAAGCTGGTACTCAAGCTGCCTTTGATGCTGAATTAGAATTTAAAGATTATATTCAAAGAAATTATAATGAAGAACAAAGACAATTAGTTAAAAAATATGGTAATCTAGCTTCTGGTGCTTATGATGATGATATTCTAGTTCAAGCAGCAGAAATGGCTACCTTTATGGCAGACCCTTTTTATTTGTTTGCTTATCTTTCACCTTGGGGAAGAGCAGCAACAGCAACTTATAAAGGTTTAGCAACTATTTCAGGAGCAACAATTGGTTTAGATACTATGTTAGACCAACTTGCAACAACAGGAGAAATTGACCCTAAAGGAGTTGGGATTGCTACTGTTGGTGGAGCAACATTAGGTCCTTTATCAGTTGCAGCATTTAGAGGTATAGCTAAATTATTACCTAATGCTAACAAGACAGAACTTGCAAAAGTTTTAGGAGTTATAGAAGGACAAAAAGCTAAACAACTTGGTGTTTCTGTAAAAGAATTTCAAAAACTTCAATCTATAGCAGGTGATAAAGAATTACTTGCTGCTAACAAACAAATATTAAAGTTATCTAAAGATTCTATTAAACCAATAGAAGATGCAACAAAATCTTTTAATATTTCTGAGAAAAGAATAGATAATCAAATCAATAAATTATTATCTGATAAAAGAAAAATTAAAGGGAAGGGTTCTAAAAAAAGAAAAGAATCAGTTGCGGAAGAAATTGCTGCTTTAAATAAGAAAAAAGCTGTAGGATATAAAGAATTTCAAAAAGAGAAAACAGGACTATGGAAAAAAATTAGTAAGAATGATAGAAAACTTGCTGATTTAGAAGCAAAAAGAGAATATATATTCTTAAAAAAATTAAAAGCACAAAAAAGTTTAACTCGTAATACTGCAGAATTTGTAGTAGGTGCTGCATTAAGACCTGCATTTGGTGCTGGTATAGGTTATGCCTTTGGTAGGTTATGGGGTGCTGATGATTCTAATTTAAATAATTGGATGTTAGCTGGTGCTACATTAGGTGGACTACATAAATTAGTACAAAGAAGTGGTAAAGTATTTTCTACAGGTGAAAAGAATTTTTTAGATAAAATAATTTTTAATGAAGCAACTAAATTATCTTTTCAAAAAGTTAGAGAATTAACTGCAGCTACAACTTCTACAAAACTCGCAGCAATAGGTGGAGATACTGCTAAAATTGGTAGTAAATTATTTCAATCTTTAGATAAACCTTTTTCTCAAAACTCAGCATCAGGAATTTCAGATAGAATTAGACAAACCTTTACTAATAGAGCATATAAGATTGTTAATAATGTAAGTTCTCAAGACCAAAATGCAGCAATTAGAATTGTTAGAGGTTCAAAAGAAAAAGGAAATGCAACAGTTAATAGAGTTGCAAAAGATATTCAAAAATGGTTAGCTGATTTTAGAGAAGAATATACAAAAGTAGGTATTGGATTAAGAAAAGAAATTTGGACTAAGGGTGGTAAAAAAATAACTAAAAGAATAGACCCTATTAAAGATTATTTTCCTAGAGTTTGGAATTTTTCTGAAATGAAAAAAGACCCAGCAAAATTTATTGGGGTTGTTGCAGATATATTACGAAAAACAAATCCAGGTAAATATAAAAAGGAAGGTAGTGCTGAGGCAGCAGCTAAAGGTTTTTATAATGGAATAAGTAGGTCAACTGATGAGGGATTTTTTAATAGGAAAGCAGTTGAAAATTTAGTTCAAGCTTTATCGGCTGGTAAAGAATATAAAAGTCTTGTTCCTTTAATTAGAGGATTACCATTAAGCGACCATATTGCAAAAGATAGAATTTTAAAAGGAACTTATGCTCAAGTAGAAAAAGTTTTAGAAAAAAATAATTATCTTGTTAATGAAGTAGTACCAACTTTAAATAATCTTGTAGCAAGGTCTGCAGATTCTATAGGTTTTGCTAGTCAATTTGGTGCAAAAGGACAATTATTAAGACCTTATATTGAAGGAATTATTAATAAATATCAAGGAAAACCAAATGCAATAAAATTAGCTTCAGATGAAATAGCTTTAGTAATGAAACATATTGATGGTTATTTCGGAAGATATGGTAAGATAAGAGAAGGAATTGCAAAATCAGGTGCAGGTATTTTATCTACAATAGCTAACTTAAATATGTTAGAACGAGTTTCAATTGCATCTTTAGGAGATTTAGTTCAACCTTTTACAACTTCAAATAATTTTAGAAGTTTTCTTGTAGGTTTACATAGAACAGGGTTACGAGCAGTTGATGAAAAAGGATTAGCTACAGAATTAGGATATACACAAGGTAAAACTTTACAGAATTATTTATTAAAAACTATAACACCATTAGATAATGCAACTCAAGCAAAAAATGTAATGGATAGAACTGGTACTTTAAGATGGATAAATGAAAAAGCTTTTAAAATATTAGGACTTCAATGGCTAACTGGTTTTGCTAGACGATATGCTTATAATGTAGGAACAGTAGATGCATTAGTTTCATCACAAAAATTAGCACGATATGTTTCCAAAGGTAATAGTTTAAACACAGCTAAAGGATTAAGACTTTTAGATGATTTAAGTAGATATGGTATTGATGTTAATGATGCAATAAAATTAGGTAAATATTCAAACTTAGATGAAGCATTAAAAAATAAAGCAGCAAAAACTTTATTAGAAAAAGCTGGAATTACAGCATCAAATAGAGATGCTCTTATTCCTCAAGTTTCAAATAGATTATTATTTACACAAAGTAGAGACCCATTAACTAGATTATTTGGTCAGTTTATGTCATGGGCTTTAGCAAAATCTGCTCAAACAAATAGACTATTAACAAGAATAGAAAATGGAGATGCTAGAACTTTAGTTAAATTATTAGCAGCTTTACCTGTATATGGTGGTATTCAACAATTAAGAGAAGTTGCAAAATATGGAGAGGTTGTAACTGATATTGAAACAGAAACTGATAAATGGTATTCGGAAGCTTTACGATTATCAGGATTATCAGGTGTTCTTCCTGAATTATTTATTAATAGATTAAGTGGACCAGGTGCTAGAGAACCTTGGTTTTTATTTGCTCCATTTTTTAGTGTCCTAACTGATAGTGGTAAGGTAGCTCAAGATGCATGGACAGGAGATTGGGATGCTGCATTAAAAAGATTTATGCAAAGAATTGCACCAGCACCTATTTTTACTAAATGGGTTACAAGTTTATTTTCTGATAAAGATTGGGTTACTCCAGTTAGTTCTGCTGTTGGTAATATACCAGGTATGAAAAGAGGAGGATATATAAATGGAGGAGTTCCTATACCTCATGTAGAAGAAAAATCTATTATTATTGTTGATGATGAAACTAAGAATAGAATTAAAAAACATGAAGGAAACAAAAGTATTCCTTATCAATTAGAGTACACACAAGCAGATGGTACAAAAGTTAAAGAAGATTTTTGGACTGTTGGGATTGGACATAAACTTAATGAAAAAACTAAAGATATTTATACTGATGAAGAGATTGAAAAATTATTTGAACAAGATATTTTAAAGGCATCTAAAGCTGTAGATAAATTAGTTGATAAAAGTAAGATTCATCCGAAAGCTTATAATCTATTAGTTGAAATGGCTTTTCAAATGGGTGGTACTGGCTTATCAAAATTTAAAAAAACATTAAAAGCTATTAACAATAATAACTATCAAGAAGCTGCTAAACATATGTTATGGAATTATAATGAGGATGGTTCTGTAAAAGGAAAAACTAACTGGCATAATCAGACCTCTAAAAGAGCTAAAGAATTAAGCACATTGATGTCTGGTTTGTTTGTTGACAAGTAAAGAAATTCCTACTATAATATAGGAATGAAGTAATGCCCATTGTGGGGTTACTCAATTTAAATCGCTTAACGAAAGGATTAATATGACACATTACGATTTAATAAACTTTGACCCATTTAAAAACTTCTCTATCGGTTTTGATAGAATGTTTGATTCATTGAATGAGGTCTCTAAGATAAACACTTCTAACTTTCCACCATATAATATCAGAAAGATAAAGGATGGTAAGTATCAGGTAGAGATGGCATTAGCTGGGTTCTCTAAGTCTGACATCAAGTGTGAGTTGCAAGATGGCATACTTACAGTTGAAGCAAAGAAAGAACAAAAGGATAGTGATAACTTGATTCATCAAGGGATTGCTTCTAGAAGTGTGTTAAGGAAGTTTACTCTATCAGAGTATATGAAGGTAGAAGATGCTGATTTTAAAGATGGAATGCTTAAAATCAAACTCTATCAAGACTTACCTGAAGAGAAAAAACCTAAGACAATAAAGATTAAATAATCTTTACTGTGATGGCGGTAACAACCTGTGAGTTGCTCTGCCGCCATGAAAAATTATTATGATACCATACAATATATTATTTAAACTTGGTTCAAAAGCTGTCGGTACTTTTATGACAAGAAGAAAAGAAAAGTCTGACAGAGCACACGCAATAGCTATGCAAGAGATGGCTACTGGAAATGAAAGAGCTAAAAGAAATGGTTCTTTATTTTTAGATTTAATTCTCGGTGCATTTATATTAGCACCACTTGGAGTACTAGCTTATGGCTCTTACTTCGGTGATGAAATGATATTACAAAGAACTGAATTTTATTTTAACAGACTAAAAGAAATTCCTGAAGTCTACCTTTACTTAGTGTTTATAGTAGTTGGTGGAAATTATGGAATATCAGTTACCAATTTAATAAAGACTAGAAAAAAATAAAATGAGGAGTACTTATGAAGTGGTTGAAAAAACTATGGAACAAGTATTTGGAATGGTTATTCAAAGACTTATCTAAATGAAACTATCACAAGACACATCACTTTCTATGCCAATTAAAAATATGATTGGTATTTTAGCTGCAGTAGCGGCAGGTGTGTGGGCATGGGCTGATATTACTAGCCGACTCACATCTCTTGAAACTTCTAAACAATTAATGCAACAAGATTTACTTGAAGCAAGTACTCAAAAACCCATAGACCAAGAGCAGTTCATGTTGTTGGAAATGATTTCTTCTTCTCAAGAAAAATTAATTGGAAGAGTTGATGACATGATGCATAATAAAATTAATATTCAAGCATTAGAAAAATCAGTTAATAAACTTCAGTCTGATGTAGAAAAATTAAAAGATAAGCAAAGAGCATTTGCTAATGGAAATCATTAATGACAGATAAAATAATAACTTTATTAGTAGGTGTATTGATAGCTTTAGGTGGGTGGACACTCACTAGAACTTTTGATTTATCTACAAATCAAGCAGTAAATAATGATAAAGTAAATAAGTTAGAAAGATATGTTGAAAAATTACAAGACCAAATGGATGATATGATGGATAAAGATAAAGAAATTATGCAGCAACATGAAGATTTATTTAAAGCTTTACAAAAAGATGATAAACCTACAGGGAGTTATAACTACTAATGATTGAGACTGTTTTCGCTTTACTACTTTCACTTAATGGTGAAGTAATAGAGCACACATACAAAAAATCTTTAAGCTCATGTTTAAAAAGTAAGAGGGTTGCTATGAGAGAAGTAAATCCTGATTCAGTAGTATTCAGTTGTATTAAAACTGAAGCTAAAACTGAAATCTATATGGGTCAAAAAAAGATTCTTAAACTTATAAAAGAATAATGAAGTGTGAATCATGCAATTGCAATTGTCATTGTTCTAGTAAGGAACACTCTGACTTATATGGAGTATGTCCTTGCACCAATTGTAAATGTAAAGAAAAAGAAGTAGTCGTTGATGATTCAAACGAATGCTTAAGCTGTCAATAGAAAGGAGAAACAATGGCAAAAAAGAAAAAGAAAAACAAAAAGAAAAAAAAGAATAAAAAGAAAAAGAAAAGATAATTTAATTAATGGTTAATGATAAACTTATAACAATCCTGATTGCTATACTCTTAGCATTGGGCGGTTGGAATTTAAAGGAAACCTATAGCATATCTAAAGATATGGTTTTGATTAAGGAAAAGGTGGCGACTATTCAAAATGAAGTATCGGACTTTAAAACTGTTAAGAAGAAGAAGAAACGCAAGAAAAAAAATGAGGATGATTAATGCGTTGGTCCGCTATATAACTATATTCCTTTTCAGTATTTTATTTCTTTTAATATCAGGATGTGAAAATACAAGACACTCTATAGGTATATCAGGTAAGCCCTTAAGTACTGACATGGAACAAAATATTAAAATGAATTATAAAATAATTTTTGGAAAAGTGAGACCGAAAGAAGATATTGACGAATAAACTTTATGCTTATTTCCTTAAAAAAAGAAGAGCAATTAAAAAGAAAAGAAGAAAAAAGAAAAGATGAAAATAGCTTTGGTAATAACAATATGTGGAGTCATGGGTTGTATGCCTCCATTAACTCATAATGATTGGGTATTTGAAACAGAAGAACAATGTTATTACAGAGGTTATTATCATATAGCTGAAGTCGCTGAAAATTATATGAAATCTATAGGGGTAGAAGCTTTTAAAAAGCAACAAATTAAAATGATGTATAATTGTTTCCCTTCTGATAAAGTATTTGAAGGAGTAACACCTTCAGGTACACCGACTTAAGAATAAAAAGTATCTTGGGCTATCTTCTCAAGGTAGTCATGCAAATCTGTAAAATTAGTTTTACATTCCCTCAACATAGAAGCTATCACTCCTGCATTTTCTTTCTTAAAATGTAGAGGAATCTTATCCATAGGATATGTTTTAAGTTCAGTAATAAACTGTCCTTGATTATTAATAATCAATTTAAAGCCCATCAAGTCAGCTTCCTTTCGCTTGACTCGTTTCTTTTTACTTAACTTTCGGTTGGGTTGCACTAGCTTTCCTCATTAAATCAACAAAGAAGTCATCATCCTCTTTGTCTTTTCTTAATTTTGTTAGGGGTTTAGTACCATCTTTATATATCTCTACACTTCTAACTCTAATAGGATTAGTCATAAAGACTGGTAGTCTTGTATTGTTAAAACTTTTAACCATAAAGAATCCATCATCAGCAATTCCAAATGTTTGGACATTCTTTATATCAATATCATCTAAACCAACTAAACATAACCTCATGTTATATACATCAGGTTTACCTTTAATTGGATTACCTTTTAAATCAACTATCTTTTCTCGTGTCATTTTCGTAACTTAAATCTTCAGCATCAGAAGAAGTTTTATGTTCTAAAGTATCATATCCTTTAATTAAATATTTTTCAACTCCTAACTCACCTGATTGTCCATCATCATCAATTAAACTATCAACACTTGTGGTATAATGTTCATTTAACTTTTCATTATTCCTTGTTATTTTTTTCTTTAAGTGTTCTTTAAGTTCACCAATTCTAACAAACAACATCTTATCTATGGTAGGATTAATACCATACATAGATAAATCATTTAATGCTGCAATCAGTATACGAAAACCTCTTGCTCTTTTTTCTAGTTGTCTTATTTGTGCTTCGCTATTCATAATCCCTTTCCAATATCATTTCTAAATAGTGTATGGCTTTTTCTATATCCTTTCTCTTACCCTTTTTCTGATGTCTGCATATATACTTAATAGCATTACCTTCAGCAAAGAGTAAGTTATTTTCATTAATAAATTCTGCTGGTTGAATTTTCATATTACTGTAGTGATTTCCATCTACCTGCTTATTTAACGATTCATATGTCATTCCTTTAAACATTCCTTTATCTGTCATTACAGAACCATTGGTCCTTTCTCCATATATTTTTGTCTACGTTTATCTTTCTCACTTGGTTCTAAACTTTCATTTAAATCATCTATAGTCCAATGAGGATTCTTTTTTAATTTCTTTACTATCCATTTATAAGACCAAGGTTGTAAACGTAATGTAGTACCATGCCAATAATGAGTTTGATTAGGCATTAAAGTTAATACATTCTTAACATTAACTTTCTTTTGCTCTTCAGGATTTAATAATCCTTTAAGCCATTCAACCATTATATGTTTAGCTTTATTCCT